GGATTCGGCCTGAACGTCCAGGAGTTTACTCCGCGACGACTGGCCATCCTGATGGCCTTGGGTTTAACCAAGGCTCCAGGCAAGTTCCGAGCCGGGTAAAACATACCCAATTCGGAGCTAAAGAGCAGCACAACCGTGCGGCTCTGGTTCAACAAGTCAGGACGCATGCTATGAGCTATGCAGACCCACAATCTGTGACAATCAATGCTGTCGCAACCTCCCTTCCAAGGGTTGGAAGCGGGCAGGACAGCGGGTCGTTCGGTTCGAACGACGGCGCTGTTCTTCTTTCGGTTTCTCATGCCTATGGCAAGAGGATCCGGCGCAGCATTAAATTGTCCCAGTCCAAAATCTCGGCAGATCTGTTGATCCCGAGTCAGAACGTTCGCAACTCCATGAGTGTTTACATGGTAGTGGACCACCCTGTCAACGGATTTACAACTGCTGAGGCGAAGTATGTGGTGGACGCATTTACTGCGTACCTCACTGCTTCTTCTGGGGCGAAGGTCACCCAACTTCTGGGTGGAGAGAACTAGATTGTCGGTTCTCCCGGCTAGCTCGTGGCTAAGGATCTATCTACCCCTCTAAGGAGGCGGGATAGTGAAAAGCCCGATAGCGTTCCTGCAAGTGGTCCTCGAAGAATTGGGGACCAGGTGTGGCACAAGCACCACCCGCGATTTCAAAACCGTCGCGGGCCGGTTTGAACACGAAGGGTTGTCGTTTATCACGATTTCCCTGCCGAATTTTGGCGCAGACTTCGAAAAAAGTCTAGACCAAAGGTTCGTCGGTCCTGGTCAGTTCGCTGGTTTCCAGCGGCTGAGGGGGCTCCCCCGATTTCTCGGAGGTTTCCTTGACCTTGTGTTCGATCGAAATTCCGGTCGATTGCTCGACACGCCTAACATAGATGCGATCATTGCTGTACGTCAACTCACGTTGATGTTTGGCAAGATCAACATTCCGTGCACAGATAAACGTACGCGGAATGCTCTACTAAGGTATGTCGAGTGTGAACAGGAAGTACGTCAGTTTGACGCGCTGTTGTCTGACCGTTCAAAGTCAGATTTTAAGCGTGTCGGCCGTTTGCTGTGGGCGAATCTGTTCTCCTCGATAGACAACAAAATCTATCAGGATTCAGTCGTTCCACGCCACGGTCCTGGCGCCACTGCCGACAAGCTCCGCGGAAACGCGAAGTTCAATCAGCAAGAGTGGACCACTCGGTTGGAAGAAGTGTTCCCTCACTGGGAACACATTATTCCTTCCGAACGTTTCCTCTTCGGAGGAGACGAGGTTACTTTCCTTGAACCTGGGGCAGAACGACCCGTAAAGGTCATAACTGTCCCTAAGACGCTCAAGACCCCACGCATTATAGCTATGGAACCGACCTGCATGCAATATATGCAGCAAGGGATTCTGGAGCTTATCATGCACGAGATTCGCAACGATAACAACGCAGCGAACTTCGTAATGTTCGAATCGCAGGAGCATAATCAATTGCTCGCGCGTGAGGGTTCCATCAATGGATCCCTCGCAACACTCGATCTGAGTGAGGCTTCGGATAGGGTCTCGAATCAGCATGTACGTCTCCTGGTTAGTGATCATAGGGCCCTGAGAAGGGCTTTGGATGCTACCAGGAGTCGGAAGGCTGTTGTGCAAGGCCACGGCGTTATTCGCCTAGCCAAGTACGCCTCTATGGGTTCAGCGCTCTGTTTTCCGATGGAAGCAATCACATTTACAACTGTGGTCTTCCTAGGGATAGAGAAAGCGCTCAATCGCCGGTTGACCAGGAAGGATGTTGAATCCTTCTATGGCCAGGTGCGCGTGTATGGGGATGATATTATTGTCCCCGTGCGCTATGTGTCAAATGTGATACAGGAACTCGAAGCTTTTGGGTTTCGAGTCAACTCTCGCAAGTCTTTTTGGAGTGGTAAATTCCGGGAGTCTTGCGGACGGGAGTACTATGACGGACGAGATGTTTCCATTGTCCGAATGCGTGCTCCATTGCCTGTCTCACGACAGCAAGCTTCACACGTGATCTCGATGGTATCTATGAGAAACCAATTGTTTCATAAAGGTTTCCACGATACTGTTGAGTGGCTGGATTCGCGGATCGAGAGGTTAATCCCTTTCCCTGTGGTCCAGTCGACCTCACGTGTGCTTGGCAGACACGCCTACGAAGTAGCTAGCTACTACGATCGACGTGACGATGATCTCCAGCTCCCCCTCGTTAAGGGAGCGCTGACCATCTCGAAGCTTCCAGCCTCACAGCTGGATGACTCCGGTGCCTTGCTAAAGTGGTTTCTGAAGCGGGGAGATCTTCCCTTTGCAGATGTTAACCACCTCAAGCGAGCTGGGCGTCCCGATACGCCAACACTAAAAATCGGGTGGGCCCCTCCGTATTAACTACGGAGGGGTTGGGGCGTTCTAACTAGATGCCCTCGTGGGAGTCGAAGTGACTCTCCTCTGATTCGGAGAGTAGTTTGTG